TTAATTATTGAAACCAATCTAATCAAATTCAAATACGAGGAAATTTACAATGGCTCTAAAATTTGGCGAAACAAAAGGCAAGGCAGTTAAGAAGTCTGTAGAGGCTTATGAGTACAAAGACGGCGATAACACTGTTCGTCTTATTGGTGGTGTATTACCCCGATATGTGTACTGGCTAAAGGGTACCAATAACAAAGACATTCCTATCGAGTGCTTGGCCTTTGATCGTGAAAAAGAAAAGTTTACAAACGTGGAAGTAGACCACGTACCAAGCTACTTTTCAGACAAGAAGTGCAGCTGGGCGTACTCAATCAACTGTATTGACCCCAAGGACGGCAAGGTCAAGGCACTGAATCTGAAAAAGAAGCTGTTTGAGCAAATCATCAATGCAGCAGAAGATTTGGGCGACCCGACTGATTATGATGGTGGTTGGGATGTTGTATTCAAGCGTACCAAGACCGGCCCTCTACCATTCAATGTAGAGTACAATTTAAGTGTGTTGAAGTGCAAGGTTCGTGCACTGACAGCAGATGAAAGGGCCCTGGCTGATGCAGCAGAAAACATTGATGCAAAGTTCCCACGTCCTTCTCCAGAAGAAGTAAAAGCCGCTCTCGAAAAGATTGTAGCAGGCGCTGCTAGTGATGGTGAAGACGGTGTAGACCCAGAGTCTATCAAAGAACTAGGTTAATTAAAAAGCCCCTAAGAACTACAACTCTTAGGGGCTTTTCTCACTGAGGTGTTATGAAGATACTATTTATAGCAGATATTCACATTAAGCTTGGCCAGAAAAATGTCCCTGTTGAATGGGCACGCAATCGATATGAAGTCTTGATGGATCAGCTGTGGGAGATTCAAAAAGAGTGTGATACCATGATTGTGGGTGGTGACATATTTGACAAACTACCGTCCATGGAAGAACTAGAAGTCTACTTTGATTTTGTAGCCAGTTGCAGCATTCCCACATACATCTACAGCGGCAATCACGAAGCAGTCAAACGTAATACTACTTTTTTAACCAATCTCAAAGGCGCTACCAACAAGATTAATGAATTGGTGACTGTTGTAGACGACTACTGGTCTAAGCATGGTATAGATATTATACCGTACAACAAGCTCAAAGAGTGGGAAAAAGACCCGGATAATACTTTTGTTAGCCTACACAATCGTATACTGTGCACCCACGTAAGAGGAGAGATACCACCACATGTTAAACCCGAAGTACCTCTGGAACTTTTTGACCGCTGGAGTCTGGTTCTCGCCGGTGATCTTCACAGTTATGACAATTGCCAGCGTAATATTCTTTACCCTGGTAGTCCCGTTACCACTAGTTTTCATCGTGGTCTTGTCGACACCGGCGTTATTGTTGTGGATTCTGATACTTTGGAGCATGTTTGGAAGAAACTAGAAGTTCCCCAACTGATCCGTAAAACAGTCAGGGCTGGCGAAGCCATGGTTGCCACAGACTATCACCACACTGTCTACGAGGTAGAAGGCGACATGAGTGAATTGAGTGGTGTAGAAGACAGCAGTTTGATAGACAAAAAGATTGTCAAACGTGAAACTGATACAGCACTTATTTTATCTCCAGAACTAACACTGAGTGAAGAAGTGTGCGAGTACTTACGCTATGTATTGAACTTAAATGAAGACTCAATACAAAAAGCATTGCAGGAATTAAAAACCCATGAACACAGAATTAACTAATGCAATTGTATACAGTCAAGAAAATTGTTTTGCTTGCAACAATGCAGTGTCTTTGCTAAAATCAAAAGGTTATACAGTAGAAGTCAGAAAACTAGATGCGTCTGGTCCATGGACTAAAAAGCACTTATTAGAATTGGTGCCAGATGCTCGTAGCGTTCCACAAATATTTGTCGGTAACTACTATGTGGGTGGATTTAATGAACTAGTCAAGTACTTCAAGGAAGGTCAATGATTGTTCTCAAAAAAATGAAGTGGAGCAATCCCTTTAGTTATGGTGAAAATAACGAGATAAATTTTGACAGTTCCCCACTGACTCAGATTGTTGGTGGCAATGGTCATGGTAAGAGTAGTATTGCACTGATCCTAGAAGAGGTGTTATACAACAAAAACTCTAAAGGCATCAAGAAAGCTGACATTTTAAATCGCAATGTAAAAGCCAAAAACTACTCTATTGAACTAGAGTTTGGCAAAGATGACAGTACTTATGTTATCAAAACAGTACGTGGTGCCACACAAACTGTTAAACTGACATGCGACGGCGAAGACATTAGCAGTCATACTTCTACTGCTACCTACAAGACCATCGAAGAGCTTATTGGCTACGATCACAAGACATTTTGCCAGATTGTGTATCAAAGCAGTAGTGCCAGTTTGGAGTTCTTAACTGCCACAGACGGCAATCGTAAAAAGTTTTTGATTGACCTATTGAACCTAACAAAATATGTAGAGTTGGGAGATGTGTTTAAAGGCTTGGCTACAGGTGTTGATAAAGCAGTTACAGCAGCAAATGCAAAGATAGCAAGTTGCGACGACTGGCTAAAGAAGTACCGAGCTGCTGATTTGACAAAGCAAGAAGTGCAGCCAGTACCGGATCAACCAAAAGAGTTGGAAGAGGTCTGTCAGACTGTTCGTGATACCCTCAGAGACATTGAAGCCAAAAACAAAGCAATTGTACAAAACAACAAGTACAAAGAATTGTTAGAAAGCTTAGTACTACAACCAGTCGGTGCAAAACCTGGTAGTCAAATACCCGAGTACACTCGTGAAAAGATTGAGCTTGCTAAAACTGTCAAAGATTGTGACAGTTTTATTTCCAAGATGGGTAAGCTGGGTAGTGTTTGTCCTACTTGTCTACAAGACATTGACAAACACAAAATAGATGACCTATTAGAAGAGCAAAGATCTTCCAAGACTAGTGCTAGTGTCAGAGTTCAAGAACTTGAAGCACTGATTCGTAACCTAGAGCTTGAGGTCAAAGAGTGGGAAAAGCTAAACGAGACCAAAGAGCTTTACGAAGAATACCACGCTCTGTATGACCACAATATTACTAGCGAGCTATTAGATAAGAAAACTCTGGAACAAACCATCAAGTCTACAGAGGCTTCTATACAGCAAGTCAAAGACACTATCAAAAAGATCACTGATAGTAACAGCAAAGCAATTGCTCACAATGCAAAAGTAGACGTTATTTTAAGTCAACTTGAAGAAATGGAAGCCAGTCTAGTTGTACACAGAGGAGAACTAGAAGAAGCCAGTGCCAGATTGTCTACCCTACAAGTATTGGTAAAAACCTTTAGTCCAACAGGCCTAGTGGCTTACAAGATCGAATGCTTAGTCAAAGATCTGGAGTCTACCACTAACGAGTACTTGGGCGAATTAAGTGGTGGTCGTTTCCAGCTAGGATTTAGAATTGCAGGCAGTGATAAATTGAATGTAGTTATCACAGATCAAGGCAAGGACATTGAAATTCTAGCCCTGAGCGGTGGCGAAAGAGCCCGAGTTAATGCAGCAGCATTGTTGGGTATACGCAAGTTGATGCAGAGTTTGAGCAATACTCGCATCAATCTGCTGATCTTAGACGAGACCATTGAGAACCTGGACTTGGAAGGCAAGGAAAAGCTGGTAGAAGTACTGCTCAAAGAGGAGTACTTAAATACCTTTGTAGTAAGTCACGGTTTCCAACATCCATTACTAGAAAAGGTTACAGTAATAAAACAAAATAACATTTCTAGGATAGACAATGGTTGACAGCAGAGATAAGGGCAGCAGGGCAGAAACTGTTATCCGAGACAAATTACGCCAACTAACAGGCTTGGTATGGGAGCGCACACCAGGCAGTGGGGCACTTGATCCCAAGCATCTTTTAAAAGGCGATCTGTACGTGCCGGGCGTTACGAACCTGTGGTGCATTGAGTGCAAACACTACAAAGAGGATCACCTCAATAGTAAAGTCTTAACAGATAAGAACCCACAGCTGTTTGAGTGGTGGACTCAGTGTAAGCGACAGGCCGATCAAGTAAACCGCGAGCCCTTGTTGATCTTTAAACACGATCGCAGTAAATTGTTTTGTGCTTTTGAAGCCTTACCCGAAACACATGTACCATTCTTGTACATCAGCCGCAATGGTTTTGAGTTCTATGTAACCATCCTAGAAGACTGGATTGTTCAAGAAAAACCAAAATTTGTGTCTTGAATAACTGTCTCGTATGTTGTATAATAACAGATTAACTAAACAATCAACATGAGTATTGAATTTAACAAAGTACAAGAACTGGAACCTAACACTGCAATCATAGTGGACTGTCTCAACTTGGGTTTTAGGTGGAAGCATAGTGGTGATACGGACTTTCTCGACAGCTATGTCAGAACAGTAGACAGCCTTCGCAAAAGCTACAAAGCCGCCAAAGTTATCCTGACCTGTGACAGTGGCAGCAGCAGCTATCGCAAGAGTATTTATCCCGGCTACAAGCAAAACCGCAAAGACAAGTTTGATCAACAAACCCCAGAAGAACAGCTTGCGTTTGAAAGATTTTTCACAGAGTTCAATCGTGTCATGGATCACTACAAGAATTCATCAAAGTATCCACTGTTTCGTTTTGACAAATGTGAGGCTGACGACATTGGGGCCTATATTGTCAAACACCGCAAAAAGTTTGATATAGACAAGGTGGTGTTGATCTCGTCAGACCGAGACTGGGACCTGTTGGTGTGTGAAGATGTAATGCGGTTCAGTTACGTTACACGCAAAGAAATTACATTAGAGAATTGGAACGAACACTATGAGTACAATCCTGCTGATCACATTAGTATCAAGTGCCTTACTGGCGATTCCGGTGATAACATTCCTGGTGTTGCCGGAATTGGTCCGAAAAAGGCGCAAACTCTGGTATCTCAGTATGGCAGTACCTGGGATATCATTGCTAATTTGCCGATTGCTAGCCGATATAAGTATGTACAAAACCTTAACGAGTTTGGTGCTGACAACTTGATATTGAACTACCGACTAATGGACCTATTAGAGTTTTGTGATGAGGCTCTAGGGGAAGTCAACTGCCAAACTATCAACAACACACTATGTTTATGAAAACTAAATTACAAACCCCCGACTGCATGCCTACCAGGGCCAATCCAACAGATGCTGGATTGGATTTGAGAGCCAGATCCACTTGCGAAATGCCTCTCAATATTAGAGTTTTGCTTGGTACAGGTGTATCAGTAAAAATTCCACAGGGTTATGTAGGCATGTTAATCCCACGCAGCTCTCTGAGCAAGAGCGGGATCGTAATGACAAATTCGGTAGGCGTGATTGACAGCGACTACCGTGGAGAGATTATGGTCAGTCTCATGTATACTGGAGGACAAGAATTTAACCCTGTTATTTACCAAGGCGAACGAATTGTTCAATTGGTGATAATGCCAATTCTATTGGTAAAACCAGATGTGGGTGACTGGTCAGAAGACGAATGGAATGATACACAACGCGGTACTGGCGGATTTGGCAGTACTGGAAAGGCATAATATGGTACCAAGTACAAGAGCACAAGTAATAACCCGAAGGACCTATAACCGTCCCACTGACGACAGTGGGTTGAACTTTGAAACCTGGCAAGAAACAGTTGCACGAGTGATTGATCACCAAGAATGGCTGTGGCTTCGAGCAAAAGGTGATGAACTAAGCGATCAGGAATACGCAGAACTGTACGATCTAGAACAGTTGATGTTGGATCGCAAGGTGTTGACCAGTGGCCGCACGTTGTGGCTGGGAGGCACAGACGTTGCTAAGACTCGTGAAGCTAGTCAATTCAATTGCAGCTTTACCTGTGTAGAAACAGTATACGACGTAGTAGACGTGTTATGGCTGTTGCTACAAGGTTGTGGCGTAGGATTTAAGCCAGTTGTAGGCACCTTGAACGGTTTTTCAAAACCCATCAAAAACATCAAAACTGTTCGCAGCACACGAACTGAAAAGGGTGGAAATGAACACAATGTGGAAACCTGGGACCAAGATACAAAAACTTGGACAATTCAAGTTGGTGATAGTGCCGAGGCTTGGGCAAAGAGTATTGGAAAACTATTGGCAGGTAAATACCCGGCAGAAACCTTGGTGTTGGACTTTAGTCAATTACGCCCAGCAGGAGAAAGGCTAAAGGGTTATGGATGGATTTCAAGTGGCGACGAAGCGATTAGCGTGGCTTATAGTGCTATTGCCCGTATTCTTAATGGTCGTGCCGATAGCCTTCTTACTCGTATGGATATTCTCGACATTGTTAACTGGCTTGGCACTATACTGTCTAGCCGCAGAAGTGCTGAGATTGCACTTTTCGAGTATGACCAGCCCGAGTGGAAAGAATTTGCCCTAGCCAAGAAAGATTGGTGGCTGCATGGAAACAGTCAGCGCCAACAGAGCAATAATAGCTTGGTATTCCGCAAAAAGCCTACATATGAAGAAATCAGTCAAATCTTTGACTTGATGTTGGACGCAGGCGGCAGCGAGCCGGGCTTTATCAATGCAGTCGAAGCTCTTCGTCGTGCTCCTTGGTTTG